CGACCGGATCCTGCTCGATCAGCCGCGCCCGCAGGCTCACATAGCCCGCGATCTCCTCGATGCTCGCCTGGAACACCTCGTCCGAGAGCGTCATCGCGGCATCCGGCTCGGCGTCGTCGGCATACGTCTTCGGCGAATCGCTGGCGTCCTGCGTGTCCAGCGGCAGCTCCCCGATCACGCGGAACTGCACGAACGTGCCGTTCTTCGGCGCCAGCTTCGCCTTGTACCCCAGCTCGCTGTTCGCCAGCGGCGTCTCGTAGTCGGTCTGCGCCACCTCGACAAACGCCCGGTCGAAATAGCCCTGCACCGTCCCCTTGAGTGCGGTCAGATTCATAGTGCTTTACCCCTGTTTCTGGATTTCCTTCGCCAGCCAGTCCTCGGCCGTCTCCCCGCCCTGGGCGGAAGACCCCGAGGAATCGCTGGTCGTGTCTGCGGCTTTGCCGAGCAGCTTGTTCAGCCGCTCGACTTCACTTTTTAAAGTATCCCGTTCGGCCGCCAGCGTATCCCGCTCGGCCTTGAGCGTGTCACGCTCGGCGGCCACCGCCGCGGCGTCGCCCCCGCCCTTCTCGGCGGCGGCCTTGTCACCCGCAGACTTCTCAGCGGCAGCCTTGTCGGCGGCGGCTTTGTCGGCGGCGGCCTTATCGGCGGCGGCCTTGTCGGCGACAGCCTTGTCAGCTGCGGCTTTGTCGGCGGCGGCCTTATCGGCGGCGGCCTTGTCGGCGGCGGCCTTGTCGGCGGCGGCCTTGTCGGCGGCGGCCTTGTCGGCGGCGGCCTTGTCGGCGGCGGCCTTCTCGGCGGCCGCCTTGTCAGCAGCGGCCTTCTCAGCCGCGGCCTTGTCAGCCGCGACCTTGTCGGCGGCGGCCTTCTCGGCGGCCGCCTTTACATCAAGCTCTTCAGCCATAACATGCTCCCCTTTCGCTCTTGAACCATCTTCAACCCTCTACAAATCAGCTGCATCGTTGCCAAGTTCGCCCCGATTACGCGTCTTCAGCAGGAAGCATACTGTCGATTTCCCGCACCATTCGCCCCATGCCGGCCGTCACACCAGCCTCGAACGGCCGCTCCTCGACACCGCGCAGCGCCGCGCTCACCGCCAGCAGCGTAAGCGCGTCGTAAAACCTGCGGCCGGTCGGCGTTCGCAAAAACACGTCCAGGTTGATCCGGTCATCATCAGTCCACCCCGGCGCCGGGGCCCGCCGCAAGGCGAGCGCCCGCTTGACTAAGCGTGAAAGTCTCATGCTTTGCTCACAATTCCCGCGACCACCATGCGCAAAATCAGATACCCCGCCAGATCCTTGATCGTGTCATCACCCGGATACTCGCTGCCCCGTTGAACCCGAGATAGCTTGTCGTCGATCCGCACGTCGATTTGCGCCAATCGATCAATCCGCTTGGCGAATATCGCGCACGGCTGCGCCGCGCTGTTGCCATACGCCCGGTTTTTCTCAACAAGAAAGTCCGCCAGATGCTGACACACCGCCCGAATCTCGGGCTCCAGTGACACCGATCCCGTTTCAACGCTCATTTGACTCCGCCTCCGGCCCCGCGCCGCTTCCCGGCTCCACACCCTTCGCCGCCGCCATGACCCGACGCGACAAATCGCTGTCCAACGTCTGGAAGATCCACAGGTAGAAATCCTTCACCGCGGCCGGCCCGAGGGTCTGCGTCATGTTCTCCATCAGCGCCGCGAGCTGGCCCATGTTGGTCAGCGCCGACAGGGTCTGGGTCTGTGTCACCGCCCGGCCGGAGACCCCGGCCGCAACGCAATAAGCCGCGCCCCACGCCTCACCGGGCAACACATGCCCCGGCCGCAGCATCACGCCGCACTTGCCGCCCGCGCTGCGCACTGTGCGCGAAAGATGCTGCCACATCATCCCGAAGAGCTCGGCCCAGGGCTCCGCAAAGCGGTCAACCGCGTCGACGCTCATGCCGTTGGACGTCGTCATCAGCGCTTTGACCTCGGTAGCCGTCTTCCGCTGGTCGCCGCCCACCACGCTGGAGATGTCGCCGCGTGGCGATCCAACACGCTTCATGGCCAACGTTCGCGCATACTCCTGTTGATATGTCTGCTTATCGTCGGGCGGTTCCGCCCAGACGATCTTGAGCCCGTCCAGGAACTCCCCGGCCTTGAACCCAAAGGGCGTCGCCCGCCGCTGCCCCTCGACAAACGGCTTGCCGGCGAAATCGATAGAGACGCCGCGCGCCGTGCGGTAGCTCGACGCCTCCTTCTGGTCGACCTCGATGATCTCGGGGATGCCGCGCGAGTTGTAGTAGCCGTCGGTGTCCTCGTAGCGGAACTGCACGAAGGGCCACGGCCGCGCCGGTGGCTCCGCCTCGGCGCCGATCAGCCGCGCCCATGCCCAGGGCCGGTCGTAGAGCACCGCCGCGGGGAGCGCCGGCGCGATGACGCACACGCGCCGGCCGGTGTCGGCCGTCTCGTAGTAGATTTCCCACACCTCGACCAGCCGCGTCTCGCCGGTGAGCGTCCCGTCGCGGTACGGCGCGCGGTACGCGCAGGCATCGCCGGTGTAGGTGCAGCCCCCTTTCTCCTCCCACTCCTTCAGCACCGCCGCCACGGAGCCCGTGTCCCAGCCGTTGGCCTTCGCCGCCCGCCGGAACTCGGCCACCCCGAACTTGAAGATGTGGCACACCCGCTGCGCGTCGGCGATCTCGCCGGTCGAGGTCGGCACCACGACCGAAAGCGGCGAGAGCACCCGGAACTCCGGAACCTCGCACCCCCCGGCCCCGGCCACCGTCACCATCTTGGCGACCGCCGACCCGTAGGTGAGTTGCTTGTCGACGCAGACCGACATCCGCGCCCGCGTCTTGCCGATCCGCCGCAAATGGAAGTCGAAGACCGCCTCGACCTGTTCCGCGTATTTCACCGCCGTGTCATCCAGCCCGATGAACTGCGCCAGCCGCGGCGCCTGCCACAGCGTGGTCACGACGCTCTGTTTCAATTCCTTGATCAGATCGTCGATCACCGGGTCGACCAGGTTCGGCGCCCCGGCATACAGCGGCTTCTCGGTGTTCTGCCGCTTGTAGCGCTCGACCTCGTTTTTGCGGCAGCGGTCGAACCACGGCGTGCGGTCCTTCACGTCCTGCATCACCTGGTCGCGCAACGTCTCAAACCGCGTGCCGTCGCTCGCCCATATTTCATCCGTCGTTTTCACACCAGCGTTTTTCATGATCCCTCCTAACTGTCCCACACGCTCCCCGCGTACTCTTCGCGTTCGCGGCGGCGCCGCGTGGGGGAGACGATGTCCGCGCCGTCGTCTTCCTTCTCCGTCAGCTTCCCGAACTCGGGCAGGTCGTAGTAGACCATCACCAGCGCGTCAGACCGGTTCGGCGAGCGCGGCAGCTTCCGCTTCGGCACCAGTTGCAGCGGCGACGAGTCGACCTCGTAGCGGCAGAAGGCGAGCTCTTCGCGCAGCAGCTCGTCGGCCGGAATCACGGCCTCCCCGAGCCGGATCAAATCGGCCAGTTTGAAATACGCCTCGGCGCGCGCGTTGCGGTAAACCGCTTCGTTGCGCGCCCGACCGCCGAAGTCGAACCGCCGCAGATAGAACCCCTCCCGGTCGAATTGATTGATGACGATCTTGCCCAGCCCGCCGTCGTCCGCCAGGCAATCCTCCGGCGGGATTCCCAGCCGGCGCAGTCGGCCGGCGACGATCTCCACCAGCCGGTGGTCGTCCTTCTCGAACCCCGCCCACTCGATCCAGGAGCGGTTGCCGTCGCACGCCGCCAGCACCTGTTCGTCGCCGCCCGCCGAGATGTCGAGCGCCGCGCGCCGGTAGCGGCCCGCGCCGACCGTCTCGAACCCGCCGCGCATCGACTCGTCGACGCGCCCCATGTCGAAGACCTGCCCCGCCCCCTCGGGCATGAACTCGCCGTAGATCATCGACTGCACCAGCTCCGGCCGCAGCGTCCGCATCTGCGCCTCGAGCTCCGCCCGCTTCTCCGGCGCGTCCCACAGGTGCGGACAGTCCGACGCCGCGACCTTGAAGCACTCCCACCGCCCCGCGTCGCGGTTGAAGCAGTTGTAGAACGGGCCGTGGGAGGGGCCGGGAGAAGAAAGGTTGATCCAGCGCGTCGCGTGGCACCGCTCGAACGCCTCGAAAATATCGACCGGCGGCGTCTTCGCCTCGTCGATGATCAGCAGCAGGCTGCTCTTTCCCGCCTTCGCCGCCATCTCCGCCCATGCCTGATCGTCCACCCCGAAACCCGCCAGTGGATTGTTCCGCCCCGCGATGTCCCCGGGCATCCGGGGCGGCTCATGCCACCCTTCCGCCTTGCCCGGATTGTCGGTCGAGAAAGATACCAGACGGCTGCCGGTGCGATGATGCCGCCCCCAGCCGTCGCCAAACTCCCACCCCTCGCCGAGCCGCCCCGCCCAGTTGAGCAAGTGCGGATACAACTGGTCCTTCACCTGCCGGTAAGAACCAGACGTGGTAATCGTCAGCGAACCCACGAAACTCTCCATGTGCCACAGAACGAGCGGCGTCACCAGCGTCGAGGTCTTCCCCGACTCGTTGCACGTCCGCACCGCGATCCGCGCCCCGCGCGCCGTCGCCGCGCGCAACACATTCTGTTGCCACGGATACAGATCGATTCCCAGCCGCAGACGCGCATACACATCCGCGTCGGCAAGCGCCTCGATGGTTTTCAGATCCATCATCCGACGCACCTCCGCCGCGACGACACCGCCTCCGGGCAGTACCGCGCGAAGCGCTTCAGCGCCATCCGCACCGTCTCCCGCGACACGCGGGCCTCGGCCGCCAAATCATTGACCGCGCCCTTCGGCACCCGTCCCTCGTATTGCCGCATCAGCACCAGCACCACCCGCCGCTCGCCGTCCGGCGCGCAGGCGCACCACTGGCAGAACCGCAGCAGCGCCGCCCGCTGATCCTTCCGCGCCGTCGCCGCCCAGCCGACAAGCCCGGTCGCGCGCCCGTCAGCAGCATTCGGCTCGTCGAAATACCGATCAACCCCAACGAACGGAGGTTCAGGCCGGGTGTCGGCCACGTTCTCGATTGAGAGGGTGCAGGCCATGAAACGAATCGTATCAGTTTTTATTACGACGCGCAACCCCATTTTTACCGCGCATTACGGCGTCAAAAGCCCTCTATGTTCTATTTCTAACTAAGGAAGAAAGGAACTTGTCAAATATTTTTACTACCGTGGTAAAGCTGTTTTACTACCGTGGTAAAGCTGTTTTACTAGCCTAGTAAAGATTTTTTACTAGCTTGACCCAACCGCACCGATCCCAAACACCTCGAAAATATGGGTAGTGTCCGCTAGTCCTTTGTCCCGTAAACGCTTACCCTCTTATTCCTGTTAGGGTGCTATTTTCAGTAAACTGACCTGCCTACGGGCACTATTTTCAGCAAGCTGACCTGCCGAGGGCCTATTTTCAGCAAGCTGACCTGCCCAGAGGGCCTATTTTCAGCAAGCTGACCTGCCCACGGACCCTAAAATCAGCAAGCTGACCTGCCCAGAGGGCCTATTTTCAGCAAGCTGACCTGCCCAACGATCCGCAGGCGCAGGCCGCCAGGCGGCCGCCGGCGCCCGCAGGGTAGCGGGCGGGGAAACGGCGTCCGCCTGGCTCTGGGTACGCGCAGGGCCGCCTGCAGCCGCGCCGCCCGCAGGGTAGCGGGCGGGGGAAAACGGCTGCGGCTCTCGGTTTCAACGGACCCATTATTTCGGTTCCCGACCTGCCCCATGCCCCGCAGGCGCAGCCCCGCCCCGGCCCGCCGGCGCCCGCAGGGTAGCGGGCGGGGAAACGGCGGGCCGGGGCTATCGGATCCAGCGGACCCACCGGGTTCGCGCCCGGTCGGCGGCGCAGGCGGCCCCATCCCGCGAGTACGCGGGCACGGCCCTGGCGGGCCTTGGGGCCGCTTGTGCACCGCCTCCCTCTCTCCGTTCCCAGCGTCGGCCGCCGGCGCCCGCAGGGTAGCGGGCGGGGAAACCGGCGGCCGACGCGGCGGGTCGCCGCTGCCCAGCCGGCGGGCCGCCGCCGGGGCGGCTGCCGGCAGGACCCTTACGGGCCTGCCTTGCAGCCCTGCGGGCGTCGGGCCTACATAGGCCCTCCGCCGCCCCGGCGCGGCCGGCCCGCCTCACGCCGCCGGCCTGCGGCCGGTTCCCGCCGCGCGAGTACGCGCGGCGGCGGCGGGTAGCTGGGCAGCGGCTCTCGCGGCACGCCACCGTTGTCGCTTCGCTCCTAGGTGTCGTGCCGCTCGCCCCGCCTTAGTGGCACCGCAGCCGTGCCGCGCCACTCGCTGGGGTTCCGGCGGGCCTGTCCGTCCGTGCGGGCGCGGCCCGGCTGCTGCGGGGGAATACCCCCGCGGCCCCCTTGGATTGCGCGGCGGGCCGGGCGGTCGCCCCGCTCACGCTCCCCAGCACCGTTCGTGTTCAGCGTTCCCGCTCGCCCCGGCGGCGCGCGGCCGCCCGCCCGCAGGGTAGCGGGCGGGGAAAAGGCGGCCGCGCTCCCGATCGGCTCCCGGTCTGTAGCGGGTCGCCGCCACTGGCGCCCGCAGCCTCGCCGGTGATCTCGGCTGAATACAGCCGAGCTTCCGGCGGTCTGCGGTCGCCCCCGCTCGCGCCCACCTACGGTGGGGAAGACGCTACGCGGCCCTGCGGGCAGCGTCGGTGGGGAAGTTTCCCCACACCCCTCGCGGCCGTGGTTGGCGCCCGCCGCCTGGCGGCGTCGTGCACCAACCACAGCCGCCCCCAGATATTTCCCCGCCCATCGGGGGCTGCCGCCCCCGGACCCCCGCGCCGGCACCGCCCCCGCCCCTCGGGGGCTGGCGCCCCCGAACCCCCCCCTTCGGTAGCCGCCTGGCGGCGGCAGGCAATATCCCACAGCGCCTGCCAGTCGGCCGCCTGGCGGCGGCTGGCTGGCAGGTAATTACCCATAGCGCCTGCCGACCCCTCTCGCTTGGCGTCGAGCGGAAAGCGCTACGCGGCCCTGCGGGCAGCATGGTTGCGGGCGCAGGTTTGCGCCCGCCGTTCAGCGCGCCGCCAATGAGCAGGTTGCAGGCAGGCGGTTTGGCCCCCCGCCGCCCCTCCCCCCCCCCTTCCCCCCCTCACCCTGCGACCCCCCATAAAAGGCCGCTTTTTCATAAGGGGGGGGGAGGGGCTCGAAAAATCGCCTTAGTGGCGCGGATACGCGCCGGCGATTTTTTTGGGGGGGCCAAACGCCCCGGCCCCCTTCGGGGCATGAATACATGCCCCTCGGGGCGCCTGCCTGCAATCCTGCTCATTGGCTCTTTCGAGCGCTTAGTGCGGCGCGGGTACGCGCCTTAGTCCGGGCGCGGGCGCGACGGCCAGCCGGACGAGGGCAAGGGCGAATACGCCACGGGGCGGCTCGTTCCTCACACGCCCCGTCCCTCGTCCGGCTGGCCGCCGCACTCCGCGCCCTCTCCTGCGCGGCTGGCGGCCGCCGCGACGCGGTCCGCCGGGCGGCTCGTTCCTCACACGCCCGGCGGACCTTCCGCGCCGACTCGCCAGCCACGCAGGGAAGCGGCTACGCCGCAGCACTGCGTGCAGCACGGCAGCGCGGCTTCGCCGCGCACCCTAGACGCTACGCGCCGCCGCCGACGCTACGCGCCCCCTCCCCCAGCCACCTCACCGGAGGGGGCTGCGAAGCCGGGGGAGGTTCGCGCATCCGCGCATAGCACAATCCCATCACCCCAACGCATGCAGAATATCACAGCCCCACAGCCGCAGCCTGCGGCTTGCGCGGCCGCTACGCGGCTTCCGCGTCCGTGCGTCCGCAAGCCGCCCCCTCCGGCCGGGCCGGTCGGCTCCGCGCTACGCGCGGCCGCCCACTGCCCGGCCATCGGAGGGGAGACGGCACAGCCGAGGGGAGGTTCGCGCATCCGCGCATAGCACAATCCCATCACCCCAACGCATGCAGCAAATCACAGCCCCACAGGCGCAGCCTGCGGCTTGCGCGGCCGCTACGCGGCTTCCGCGTCCGTGCGTCCGCAAGCCGCCCCCTCCGGCCGGGCCGGTCGGCTCCGCGCTACGCGCGGCCGCCCGCTGCCCGGCCATCGGAGGGGAGACGGCACAGCCGAGGGGAGGTCCGCGCATC